CGAGTTGCGCTACTAGGTTTGGCGTTACAGCCCAGCTACCGTTTGGATCGTATCCTGGCGTTGGATTATTTGCGCGATGAACTGGCAGTATTCAGCATTAATCTATGCCAAAGCTGCAGCACCGAAAGAATCATGCGGGCTAGTTGTTAATTGCGATGGGATTGAGGTATATTGGAATTGTAGTAATATTGCAGATGGTCTAGATTGTTTTATTATAGATCCAACGGATTGGGCTGATGCTGAAGATACCGGTGTTATCATGGCAGTAGTTCATAGCCACCCTGGGCAATCACCGGAACCTAGCAGCATGGATATTGCAGCTTGCAACCGCAGCCAATTGCCGTGGTATATCGTTAATCCTACTGATGGCACTTGGGGTAAATGCGATGCTGCGTGAAATCCGTGTTTATGGTGAGCTTGCAATGTTCATGGGTGTTAAATCATTCATGGCAGAAGCGCGTGATGCGGCAGAAGCAATGCGCTACCTATTGGTAAATTTTGCTGGTTTAGAATCGCATATGGCACAGCATGATTACCGGGTGCTGGTCGGGTCTTATAACATTGGCGAGGAAGAACTAACTCATCCTATAGGTAAAAATATTATTCGTATTATTCCTGTTGTTGCTGGGGCGATTACATGGAAGCAATTTACTGGTGGCGGTATCGGCAAAATTGTTGCAGGTGTTTTGCTAATAGGAGCGGCGTTCTTGACCGGCGGCGCTGCGATTGGACTGCTAGGGCTTGCGGCCCCAGTCGCGGTAAAAAGCGTTCTAATCGGTCTCGGCGCCTCGCTGGCCCTAGGCGGTGTATCGCAACTGCTGACACCAGTACCTCGGATTGCTCCTCCATCGTCCGGAACCGGTGCCGCATCGTATTCACCATCGACAATGCGTGAATCCGAGCTAGATCCACAGAAGTCTTACAGTTTTACTGGCATTCAAAATACATCAACGCAAGGTACGCCAGTACCAATTGTTTATGGCGAGACAATTGTTGGTTCAGTTGTTATTTCAGCTAGCGTGTCAACACTGGAGGTAGTGTAATGGCGATATGGGACCCGGTGATTGCAAATTATCAAGCGTTACCAGCAGAATATAAATATGCGGCTTTATTGAAAGGCCAAGATCAAATTAATTACGTAAATTCATTAAAACAAAAACAAATTGATGAAGCAAATAAACCTCGAATACCGACACGCACAGCCGACAGTTTGGCCAGTACGCAGTATGCAACATTCCTGGACTTGCTTAGCGAAGGCGAAATTGAAGGTTTTCCATCTGCCGCGGGGCTAACCAAGGGGACAGACGCATATAATATCGCAGCTTTAAAGGATATTTACTTAAACAAAACTCCAGTATTAAGACCTGGCGCTGATTTAAATAATGTGCAGCTTGCGGATTATACCGCCAAAAATGTAACCATTGAGCCACGTTATGGCACGCAAGCCCAAACTTATATTGAAGGATATGGAGATATAAGCGAACCTGTAACCGTTAACCAAGAGGTAGAGCAAGCAACACCAATCACACAAACAGTANATGATCTAAGNGTTAATGGTGTTGTTATCACAATAACGGTGCCAGCGCTGCAAAGTTTTGAAAGCAATGGTGATATTTTAGGTTCTAGCTTTACTTTTACAATTGCATTATCTTATGACGGTGGCGGATTTACTACCGTAAAAACTGAAACTATAAGCGGCAGAACGGCTGACGCGTATCAACGTGATTATAGAGTTGACTTTACAACCGTTTGGACTGCTTCTGTTGCAATTAGATTAACCAGAATCACTGCTGATAGTGCTGATCCAGCGACAACAGCAAACGCATTCCAATGGGCCTATTATCAAGAATTAGTATATCAAAAACTTACATATCCAAATAGTGCCATTATGGCATTGAAGTTTGACTCTCAGCAATTTACATCATTACCTAGCAGGGCATACCGTATACGTGGCATCAAGGTGCGGGTGCCAACTGGCGTTACCGTAGATCAAACCAATGGGCGCATAATATATCCTAGCGGCTATACGTTTAACGGTACGCTGACAGCNNAGAANGCNCGGGTATGGACATCAGACCCGGCATGGATACTGTTCGACCTGCTTACTAATACTAGATATGGCTTTGGACAGCATATAACTGACTCGCAACTTGATAAACCAGCTTTTTATGCTGCATCAGCTTATGCATCAGCTTTAGTATCAAATGGCTTAGGCGGCACCGAACCACGTTTTAGTTGTAATGTATTAATNCAAAACCAAGANGATGCTTATAAATTAATNAATGATCTATCCAGCGTTATGCGCGTAATGCCTTTCTGGGCAACTGGCGCGTTGACTATATCGCAAGATGCACCACGAGATGCGTCTTATTTATTTACAATGGCTAATGTAACAGAAGCTGGATTTAGTTATAGCGGTAGCAGTCTTAAAACTAGACATACAGTTGCAGTTGTTAGNTACCTTGATTTGCAAACTCAAGACGTAGCATATGAAGTAATTGAAGATGCGGCTGGTATTAGCAAATATGGAGTTAGCAAGACAGAATTACGTGCCTTTGGCTGCACCAGTCGCGGCCAAGCGGCAAGGCTCGGCCATTGGGTTTTGTATTCAGAAGCAAATGAAACTGAGGTTGTTACATTTACCGCGAGCATTGAATCTGGCGTTGTCGTAAGGCCAGGGCAAGTAATTAAAATTGCAGATCCATTGAAATCAGGCATCCGTCGAGCTGGCCGCATTAATGCTGCAACCACAACCCAGATCACAATAGATAACACCGACCAGACAGATGTAACAGAATCATTTAATGCCACGTTATCTGTGATCATGCCTGATGGCACTACCGAAGAACGCGATATTGCAAGTATTACTGGTGCAGTTATTACAGTATCAACTGCATTTACTGCCGCGCCAAATGTTGCCAGCATTTGGATGCTGCGCAATACTGATGTTGAAGCAACAACATGGCGTGTGCTTTCAGTAACAGAAAACAATGGCATTGAATACCAAATTGCAGCCTTAGCTCATAACCCTAGCAAATATGATTATGTAGAACAAAACCGGCCATTACAAAATCCAAACATATCAATCACTGAAGACAGCCCTGACGCGCCAATTGGCTTAAGCAGTGAAGAAATATTCTATGCCACAAACAATAGAGCATCAACTAAAATCCTTGTGAAGTGGCAACCTGTACGTGGCGTAAGTGAATATCAAATACATTGGAAACGGGCAGATAATAATTGGCATATAGAAGATATTGCTAGCGCACAATACGAAATCCTAGATGCTGATATTGGTACTTACTTTATTCGTGTTTACAGCTTAAATCCATTACGCATACCATCAACAGATTTCGCAGATATTACGGTTAATACTGTTGGCAAAACTGAGAAGCCAACCGATGTGCAAGATGTTTCGCTTATACCAATAAATGAATCAACCGCAATCCTGCAATGGCAACGCAGCACTGAACTTGATGTATTGATTGGCGGTAAAGTATTAATCCATCATGATATTAAAACATCTGGCGCGGCATGGGATACATCGCAAGAGATCATTTCATCTGCTGCTGGCAGCCAAACCCAGAAGCAAGTGCCGCTGCTCAGTGGCACGTACCTATTGAAGTTTGAGGATGACGGCGGCAGGCGCAGCCAAACGGCAACAGCTATCACGGCTGATGCAACCAAACCGCTACCAAGATTGCGGATATTTGATGTTGCTAGTGAAGGCGAGCTTAATTTCCTTGGCNCCAAAACAAATATGACATATAACAGCGGGTTTGATGCTTTAATATTAACAAACGTTACAGCAGTTGGCGAATACAAATTAGGGCTAGATGGCAACAGCCCGTTAGACCTTGGCGCAATATATGATATAAACATTGAACGCCGTATCACTGCTGCTGGCTATAGCGCAGTATCACTGTGGGANAGCCGCACAGATTTAATTGATAGCTGGGAAGATGTTGATGGCGCGGTTGCCGATAAAGTTAATATCGCCATGTATGTGCGTGCCACAAATAACAACCCAGCCAGCTCGCCAACTTGGGGCACCTGGCGTGAATTTAGTAATGGCATAATACGTGGCCGCGGATTTGAGTTTAAGATTATTGCCGAAAGTTATGACGTATCACAAAACATACAAATATCAGACCTTGAAGTAGTGATTGAATTGCAGCAACGCAGTGAAAATTCAGCAGCAATCACAACATCAACAGCAGCTTATAACGTAACGTTTACGCAAGCTTTTTACGCTACGCCTACTATTGGGATTACACCCTACGACATGGCGCATAACGAGGATTTCATTATAACAAATAGAACACGTACTGGATTCACCATTGAGTTTAGGCATGGCGGTTCGGCTATATCTCGAACTTTCACCTATACTGCTGTGGGTTATGGAGGCGTAATTTAATGGCACAGGCTGATTACAACATTGCAAACCAGTCGGGTTCAGCTTTCCGCAGTGAGTTAAATAGCACTCTATCAGCAATCCTTAGTCTTAATAGCGGCAGCACTGCACCT